TGTAAAGGACTTATGCCATACCATCCAGTAACTTGTACCGCTTCGCTCCTTCCACCAAATCATCTCAGGTATGGCTTGCAAGTTGTGTTTCACTTCACGATTTGATGAATTTCCTAATGTAAAAGCTTGAACATCAAAAAAGCCAGGGGCGCGGCGGAAGGCGTAGTCAACACTGTCAATACCGCCTTGGAAAGATGTTCTAGTTACGCCTGTGTTGCTATCAAAGTTCATTACGGAAGATCGGTTGTCTTCAGCGCCAGTAGAGTTAAATCTAAGATCGCCAACTGTAAGTCTTGGTATAGATATACTGTCTCCGCCGCCCTTGTTTTTGAAGAAGTATAAATCAACAGGGAAGTTAGAATTTAAAGTATACCCACCAATATCTGTGGTTGAGCTATCGTCAATAGCAAAAACCTTAGTCGCATCAGTAGGTGGAAATAGGCTGCCTCTGCGTATTGCCATGTAAATAAACATGTCACCGCTTTTGTTTGATGTATCTTCATTAGCCAAATCAAAACCTGTTGCAGTGAAGTTCATAGGTATACCACCACCTTCACTTGTATCTGAGTTTGGAAATAAATATTTATCATCGGCAGCGGAGCTACTTGTAACAACGCCCCTCATGCTATCAAGCATAACCCAGTTACTAGAAGAACTTGCATTTTTTAAAAGTATAAATTGAGGTTCGTAGCCTAGTGAAATAGATTGAGTAGAACCATTACCAGTATAACTCCCACACTTAATAATATCTTGGTCATTCGATAGCCCAAACCCACCGTCATTGTTGTTGTGTGCGAATAGGTAGGCTACGTATGTGAAGCCGTTTTCATTCATTGTTTGGGTGGTAAACTCTGTAGACGTAGGCGCAACTACATTTGTGCCATCTCCAAAGTAATACTTTGTATTAGACGTATCTTCAGCGTCTGATTCATTAAGAACTGTATATGCATTTGGTCTACTTCTATGCCAAACGTACCAAGCGGAAGCTGCACTTGTCCTTTTAATGATAATTATGCCAGGGACAGAACCTAAGTTGTGAGAGATTTGTCTACCACCTCCAAAATTCGATCCTGTCCACGTCACAACATCAAAAAACATAGGGGAGTTGCGAAATGTCCAAGAGACAAAATCACCTGTATTATAGTTTGTAGCATTAGCACTTCCAACAGTAAAACCGTTGCTGTTAAAAGCAGTTAAAGTGTTGCTATCTGTACCTTCCGCATTTGTTTCATTTGACCTAATGTATTTAGTTACACCCCTTTCAGTATCAAACAAATAGTGACTAAAACCACCTGCCATTCTGCCTTTTATCCAAGTCAAACCACCTTCGCCACTCAGATCAATGCCGTTGTTAATGGTTAATGCAGAACCAGTTCCGTCATACAAAAACGTGCTGAACACCTCATCTACATCAAGACCTGCACCACCTGCTGCCGCCCCTGCCGACCCAAGTAATAACTTTTTCTTAGTGCTCATCCGTTTATCCTAACGCCTGACCTGCGGTAAATCCGTAGAAGTTTGTGCCGCCATCCCTCGTGTAGAAAACAAATATATCCTTCGCATTTGCTGTGGCTGTCAGAGTAGGTGCGGTGGCGCTAGGCCAATCTACAGAGGCAGGCCATGTCACAGTAAAGCCTGATGCTGATGCGTCCTGTATGATCTCAATGCTAAAGCTAAATGCAGTGCCAGATGCAGGGGGATTGCTAAATGTAAACGTGGTGTTCTCTGTTAGTACATGGCTAAATGCATTAGCCGCCTCACAGTTTACCGTCGTGGCGTTAGAGCTAGACGTTACCGCTGCGTAGGTTTCGTTGTAGCTGTCAACGAGTAGCTCGCCAGTTATATCTACATCACCAGTGTATGAAGCGCCAACTTTAGTATCTAGCTGCGTCTGGATTGCGCTTGTTACGCCATTTAAGTAACCTATTTCTGTGTCGGATACGTTTGTTACAACCGCTTGCTTTGCGTCTAGCTGTGTTTGAATAGCAGAGGTTACACCGTCAACGTAGCCAAGTTCAGTGGCCGTCAACGTTGCAGGCACTCCATCTAACGTATTAATCTCAGTTGCATTAGCCGTAATGCTTAGATCACTTAGCTGCTTAACAAGTGGATGACCTCCAGCCGTTGAGCCGTCGTGGACAACCACCGTATCCTTGTCAGTATCAACTGTGATTTCACCAACAACACCAGTAAAAGAACTATGTTCGCTAGTTGTGCCGCGTCTGAATTGTACTTGTCTTGCCATTTTTATGATCCTGTAATTGAGCCAAAATCGTCTAGAATAGTTGCGCTACCTGTAATAAGTCCGAAATCATCTGTTGCGTTTAAATCTACTAAATTTACAGCTTTGAAAGCAACAACTATAACCAAATCACCAGCCGTTGCGCCTGTTGATAAAACAATTGTAGAGCCGTTAGCCGTGTAATCTGTGCCACCATCTAAAAGCATCACACCATTTAAAAACACCATCTCTAAACCACTCTCGTGACTTACGGTAAAAGTTGTTTGACCAGACGTTGCCGTAAAAGATGTTGATGTATAGGTTTGTGGTTTTAAATCATCAGCCGTTGCAGAAGCAAAAACAGATGCGCTGCCACTAAGATTAAGAGCAGAGCCAGAACTACTGCTTTCTAAAGGTGACCTCGTGAGTGTCGGCCCAGTAGAATTATAAGTTGCTGTGCCAATTTCCCAATAATCTCCGTCCTCTATAACGTATCTTATTGTATCCCCAGTTACCGCACCAGCGGCTGTAAAACTTTGAAATCCATTTGCAACGCTTGTTAAAGTAATCGTGCCTGTACCAGTTGTAGTGGTATCCATTTTTGCACGATTTAGAAGCTTAATTGCCATATATCACCTAGGATGGATCATTTATTGTTACATCAAACGCAGGTAAATTAAAAACATTCCCTGATGTTACACTTTGAGCAGTTCCTAACGGCCCAGTCGCTAACAACCTTGTTGATGAAACGTCAGTTATTGCAAAATGTGTTGCGCTTCCTGTTCCTGTAACACTTGCGCCTGTTATAGCTCCAGCCGTAACTTTTCTACCAGAACTATTTCCGTTTTGAGGCGCACCAAATGCTAAAGAAGTTGAATTACCAAGTGTATGTGTTGATGTAGCCTCTGCATAAGTTGTTGCTTCTTGACTTGTTATATCGATACGATCTGCTTCTGTATCTAATTTTGCAAGTGCAGCATCTAATACATAATCTGCTAAAGTTGCCATGTTTTTCTCCTAATTATAAGTGTTTATTTGCATACGCAGCCCAGAACCACCAAATTTTGCTCTATCATTATTGCTATTTATACCATCTATTGCGCTTTGATACAATGCCGCCCAGGTTGCTGCCCTTGCATCGTCCACTAAATATGGAGCACTATGCACTAATGTTCCATATAAGTAAGTATCTGGATAAAATTGTAAAATCCAATTAGATGGTGTTGCGTCACTTAATGGCGTTACTCTTTGATAATAATATAATTCGCCTGTATATGTTGCATCTGGCGTAGGCCATACTTCTAATTGACCTGCAATAACAGCGTAAAACTGTGGTTTACCAGTAGTGTCATTATTGTTTTTTCTGCGTTGTTGAAGTGCTAAAGGGGTTAAAAGTTCTATTGGGCTTTCATCAACGTCTAAGTGAAATCTTACAGCCTCTAAGAAACCTGGTGGTAATTGTGTATATCGCGCATCTAAAGACGCTGTAGACCTTTGCTCCATCTGCCAATGACGCACTTTACGCTCTATATCTGCTTCTGCTAATGAAATAAAATCAGGTATTACAGCAGTTAGATCATCACGATTAAGCCAATTACCAACAGATGTTTTAAGTTCTGCGTAAGTTGTTATTGCCATTAGTAGCTCCTAGTAAATTCCTGGTGCGTTAGCTTTTCTAGCACTATCTATCATACTTCCACTAATTCTGCCACCTGAAAGAAGTTCATGTCCATATCTCAATGCTGCACCACGACCAAATCTTTTTTCTATTTCTACAAATGTATCAGCTATTTCTACTGCACGATCATCCATAAATTGTTTAGATGCTTCTGGTGACATCTCGTATTGTTTATAATCAGGAGAAGTAGGAACTAACAAACCGCCAGTGCCTTTTGCACGTTGTTTTTCTGCTTTATCTACAAACAGTAGATTAGCTGGCACACCGCCACCGCCTTGATCTAAAGTATATGAAGGCCCAACTTTTTCTACATATGTGTCATAAGTTCTATGAATATCATCTGTCGTATCCATTAATCCTTTATCATAATCTGGGAAAAATCCACGATACCCTGCACTTAAAAAGTCTCTACCAATTAAATCTGGATTAGCCAACGCAACTCTAATTTGACCGATGTTAGGCACACCAGCTTTTTGTAATGCATCCTTATCTAAGCCTTTTATAAATGCTGCACGATCTGATCCTGTTGGAATACTCGCAATATATTCTGCCATGTAATTTGGATCTTCTACAGACTTAAAGTTTTCAAACGGATAGACTGTAAAACTTTTAGTTTTAGGATTACCACTAGCATTTATTATTTCGTTACCGTTACTGTCTAATACCTTTTCCGTTTTTGATACACCAATTTTTCTAATCTTTTCGTTTATCATTGGTATTTTGTCACGGAGTATTGGATTACTATTACTTGTCATAGCAGCCCTAAAAGCTTCACCAACAGCTTCACCTGTATGTTTTGCAAAATCACCTGACTTTTCAGCCATATTTAGAAAAGTAAAAAACGCATCGTCACTGCTTGCAGCTTCTTGCAATTGCGCTGACATTGCAGACCTTGCAGATGCATAACCGTAAATATCCATAAATTCTGCACCAGCTTGAACGTCTACTGGATTTTCCAAACGTAAATCCCCTATTTGCGTAACTGTTTTTCTAGCTGTCGGATCACCCACTAATCCCATAATAGTTTTACCAGCTAAATCATTGTAAGTTATTGGCACTGGCGGTGTCATTTCTGTTGACAATAAACCTCTACTATAATGGTCATCTATAATACTAGACCGTTGCGCTTTCATATTAGAAAAATTTGCGCCCTTACCTTCAAAATTTTGACCTGTAATTTCTCTAGATGATGGCTCGTTGCCCATATTTCTTCGCAAGTCAGAACCAATCATTTCATATGCGCCACCCAGACCACTGCCCATAACAGGAACTTCACCAGGTTGCGTAAATCTTTCTACTATATCGTCTGTTATTACCTTTTGCGCTGGTGAGCCACCTAACAGCCCTTCCATAACGCCCTGAACAGGTGTGAGATAGCCTCTAGCAGCCAATGCAGCAGGGGTAAGAGCAAATGCCATCTCCATACCCATATCTAACGCTGCACGTTTCCTAGCCTCTGCTGTTTGCTCTGGGTCAAACACAACGCCACTTGCCGCCATGCTATCTGACATACCTTGTATTGGATTTACTTGTGCTGCAAACTCTGCTGCTGGACGTAAGTTTGGCGGTGTTAAATACTCTAATAAACCACCGACTGCATCATCTAATGCTCTGCGCCTTTTCTGCCCAGCTTCCCTTGTAAAGAAATCAAAAATACTTTCAGCCATTAAAATATACTTTTTAGAAAATCAAACAAACCTCTTGCTGCACCTTCTCTACGCAATCTATTCATAGACATACCTTGCAAACCAGCATTACCTAATGACATTAAAGAAGTGCCATAATCACCTTCTTTTAACGCTATTTTTGCATCATTCATATCATTAGTAACATTGTTATAAGCTAATTGTGGATTAAACATCGCACCCATTTGACCAATTCCTACACCAGCGCGTGGGCCGTATTGCCCTATTGCTTCTGTAATTATTGGTCTGTCCGATAATCTTTTTGCGTTTTCTATGCTGTCTATCGCTCTACGGATTGTTTCATCGCTGTAAAAAAAACCTTCCTGGTCACTTTCATTACTTTTAAATGCGTTTTCAACATCGCCTGTTAACTCTGCATAATGGTTTCTTAGCTCAAAAGTATCCATTACCACTTAACCCTGTTTGCCCAATATGCTGCTGACATTTTGCCTTTAGCTATATTACTGGCGTGTCTTTTTTTAAAGCTTCTTGATCTTGCTGTATTACCTTTGTCACCTGATACACCCTGTTGACCAAATCGTATTGTTTTCACCTTGTCACCTTCTTTTGCCACAACAACGTGTGATTTGGTTTTATGCTTGGGAGTACGTTTTGGTTTATTGAAACCCTCTACACCAGCACGTTTTAATCTAGGGTCTTTTTCTTTTGCCATTTAACTATCAGGGAAACATCATGTCATAAAAATCGTCATAAGTTGTCATGCCAGGAATTAAATTATTATCAAGTGCAGCCCTATATGTGTTGTGAAACTCAAGGTTAAAAGGTCTACTTAAACCTGAAGAACCTGTTCTTTCACCTAATATTTTTGCTGAATTTCCGTAACCTTCTGTTTGTGTAATCGGTGTTCTTTTAGTTAAAAGATTACCAATTTCACTTAACAATCCACCACCCTTAAAAACACCACCACTAGCATCTGGGCCACCGCGATCAAACATATCTTTCATGTTTTTATATTGACCAAAATCAATATCCATACCACCTAATAATCCACCACGTTTTGGAAAATTAGATTTTTCCATACGCTCCATGTAGCGATTAGCAGCCATGTCACCACGACTTTTTCCTATCGTTTTAGCGGTGCGTTTGTAATAATCTTTGTCACGATCTTTTAGGCCAAAACCCATTTGCAAATCATTAGCAATGTCAGTAAGCAAGCCCATTACTTCTTCTTGCCGCCTTTTTTCTTACCACCTTTATGTCCATAACCTGGCATTATTTTTTCCCCTTTTTCTTTGTTGTTTTCTTTTTTGGTTTTTTAGCTGTCTTTTCAGCCTGTTTAAAAGCTTTATCAGTAGGCGCACCTTTAGCACCTTTCTTACGCATTTTCTCGCCACTACCAGCTTTAATACGCGCTCTTTTATCTGCTATATTGGAGTAAAGTCCACGTTTTGCCATGTTGTCACCTCACTGTTTGCAGTGACCATAGCACACTAAACTATGCCACGCAAATTTCTTCTTATGGGTTCACCCCATTCTTGCGTTTCTTTGCGCCCTACAGACATATATCTAAAGCTATCGGCTGCATGTGATGTCCAATCATGCAATGGTCTACCACGCCATGATTTGTTTTTTTCATCAAATTCTCTACGATATTGTCGTAATGCTTCTACACCACGCCCACACTTTTCTTCATCAAACCAACAGCGATTAAGCATAGAACGTGCTGATTGTATTCCATCATCTATAGATAGTTTAGGAGCTATAGATATGTTATTAACACCAAGAGCATCTAATGTTTCTAATCTGCTTTTGCCAGTACCAAGCTCTTTTACTTTTACATCATGCGGTAATATATGCTCTTTGTAATGATAACCCTTTTCGTTTAGCACCTTTGCATAGTGGTCTAAACCAACACCTGACATTTCATAAAAGTCTATTATTCTTATTTCTTGCCCTACAAATTGAGCAAACCATAAAGATGTACTATCACCAATTCCTAAATCCCAGGAGACTGTTACACCAACACTAGGATCATATGGAACTCTTGTAATACGTTTATCCTGGGTAGCTGTTTTCATTTCCATTGCGTAATATGCGCCCTGAATAGCAGCTTCAAAACTACATTCAAACTCTTGCTCGTAGCGATCTTCGCCCATTGCTGCTTTAGCTTCTTTTAATTCAGCCTTGTCTAATATGTCTGTGTCAGAAGCTCTAAACATTTTACACCACCAATCTTTGTGGCTCTTGGCGTACTCGTACATCTCCCAAAATTCATTTTTGCCTTTAGGCGTACCAATAATGGTTATCTTGCCTTTACGGTCTACTGTAGCTGGCCTAATAACTGTAGGATAGGCTGATGCAGGGAAGTCAGCAAATTCATCAATACATACATGGTCAAAAAATAATCCACGAATAGCATTATAATTATCTCCACCAAATAATCTAAATCTAGCTCCATTAGGAAAATCTATCCTAAGTTCACTATGGTTTACCTTTATGTGCGGTATATCTCTTGTGTATTCTAACGCATAATCCCAAGCTACTGCTTTTGCTTGTGAGAGATATGGCGCAATATAAGCCACCCTTACGTTAGGAAGGTCTATTTCAAAGCATGACTTAATTAGATCGTTTATAGCTGCTACAGTCTTACCAAATCGTCTGTGAGCTACTAATACAGCAAATCTTTCTGTGCGGCTGTGAAAGT